TTAAATTATAATTGGTTCATCATTTGATGCTGAATTCCCTTTGTCTTGTTCTGGTTCGGGAAGAGTAGAAATTTCGTAAAGTATTGTCATTGGAATTTGCGTTGACGCAATTTTGTTTACGTGTTCTTCAACAATTTTTATAAATCTACTAGCTTGAGATTTGTCCATTTCTACTCTTTCAAGCCACTTACCAAACTCTCCATGTGCTAAGTCATTCTCTTTAACGTGTTTCAATCTTCGACCGATTTCGAAAACAGAATAATCAGCTTTTGCTAATATTGAATTTAACTATGTTATATACACTTTAAACATACATAGTTATTAAAACTCATTTCTCACTGCAACACAGGACGTTTCTCAGCGTAAAAAAAACGCCACTCAAAAGTGACGTTTATATCGAAACATTTAACTTAATATGTGCTAATAAATAAAATTTAAGTTCATTTAAAATCATTTAATTTTTAAAATAGCCATTCGCAAGCCATTTTCACTTACATGATCTTGAATCTCTATAAAACCAAAGTCTTTATAAAATTCTCTTAATCTATCTACATCTTCATACTCTACCCACACATATGAGCCAGCGCTAATTTTTTGTGCTTCGTCAATCATTCCATATGCTAAAGTTAATAAATCTTTACCAGTAACAGCTTTTGTTTTCAAAGCTTCTTCGGAGTAATTTTTTCCAATTTGCGCTATTAAAAAACCTTGTATTAGTAAATTTTCACTATTACTCATTTTTTCACCTTTTTGATTTAACCGACCTTTTAAACTATTAGAACACTTACCTAACATTCTTTTAGTAAAAAGCAAAGGTTTATTAGTTATAGTAAAATAACCTACTAAAATTGGGTTACCTTGAAATGTAGATATTACTAAATGAGTTCTTGAAAGACCTTGTTTATCAAAATTTATTGCTTTTGTTTTAAGGAAGTTTTTAACGTCTTGTGCAGCTTTATTACCAGTCACAGAGATAGTTTCAAAAGTATTCAAAAATTCTTGTAATTGCTTTTCTTTTGATTTTATTTCATCTTTATTTCCAATGAGGATTTCAGATAAAGATAGAATTTTTAAAGACACTGTTTATTAAAACCATCCAAAATAGAGTTTATCTCTTCATCATTTTTGACTTTAGTTGCCTTAACTTGCGTTTTATTAACTTTTCCTTTATTTTCACTACGATCCATTGCGTCAAGAAGTTTCTGAGCTGATTTTTTACTGAATTTGTAATCAGTAGTAATACTTATAGTAGCCATACTTCTCACATCTTCCCTTATTTTAATTATAAAACTTTTAATTTCTCCTAAGATTATACGTTCCTCTATAATCTATATACATTGTAAGTTTATTTAACTTAAAGTTCAATTACTTTTACTAAATTGTAATAATTAAATCAATATATCTTTAACACTTAAACTTCCTCCGAATTGAATTTTTGCAGCGTTTTTAGCTTCTTCTTCGCTATTATAGATTATTCGCCCTAAGTCATTGTCCCCTTTTTTATGAGGCAGTCTTTGTAAAGAATTATCGTTGTTAACTACATTATCGATTAGATCGTTATATTTAAAATAATACTCGTCTTCCATTAGGGCTAATTCAAAAAAAGAGTTTTTTTCACATTTCTTTAAAGGAACAATTTCATTCAATTTTAATTTTAATACCAAAGTTTTATCGTTTTCTTTTTTATAATCTATATAATAGTCAGCTAAAGGGTTGATACTATAATAGTCTATACTATTTCTAAATGGTTTAAACATAGTTTTTATTTCTTCATAAGTCATTTTTTAATCTCCAACATTATTTATTTATATTATACCCTTTTAATTTATAAATAAATGACATACTATAAAGCTAACCATTATTAGAAAGAGTGAGATAATATGTTGTTTTTAGGAATATTTAATCAAAATGGATATTTATATGAACATGGAGCAGATTTATTAGCAGCAATTGGTACTACAGCAGCAGTAATTGTTTCTTTAATAGTATCCAATAATTCTAAAAATAGGGAAAAAAAAGAAGAAATAATTAGAAATAATAAAACTCTTGAATTAATCGACTTAATTTCATATAAACATAATAATAGGATAAATATTATTGAAGAAAATTTGCTAAATATTGAAAATAACACAAATATAATTCGAATTTTCCCTCAAGATAGCGATATTCCTGAGTTTTCAGGATATGAAATTCCCGTTAAAAACTTTGAATTCATTAATTTTCCTGCAAAATTTAAAGAAAAAAGTAATTCAAGAAGAAAATTACTAACTAAAAACAAATCAAGAAAAGATATTTTGCAAATTTATAATCTATTTATAGATAAAAATGTAATTACAATAGTAGAAGAATTCATTGAAGAGTTAAATTCCATTTTAATTAACCATCATTTAAATTTAAATTCTTCATCATTAGACAAAATAAATATTAAATTAGAAAGCCTGTTCTCTTTGAAAGAACATATTAGAAATTATGAAAAAAATATAGAGCCTGTGGTGAATAGTGTTTTTTCTGAAATGGGTTTTATGTATACACAGCCAGGATATGAAAATATTGCCAGTAACTTCTATAAAGAGAAATTAAACAATGAATTTAATTTATTAGATAATATAAAGAACGATTTTAAAATAGTTAAAAGTAGTTTATCTTTGAATGAAAAAAGTTCATCTCAATAATAAAATTAAATTTTAAATTATTTACTAACATATTACCAATTGGGAAATCTGCTTTCTTTAACTCGTGCAGTCCTAATCTGGTACAACATCTTTTTATGAATTTCAAAACTGGAAAAATTAAGCACATTCTCAAAGTGAGCATGTGCTTAATTATATTGTTGTAAGTAATTAAAGGGATTCTATTTTCCACTTCTCTAGCATCGTAAAATACAACGGTAGGTGTCAGGCAACTTTTCATTACTGCATGTATGAGATCGTGTTTCACGCCCCCCTTATTACATTTCGTTAATCTTCATCCCATCCACCAATACTTTCAATAAATATTGGTGACGCCACATTCATATATACTTTATCAGTAAATATAGTTTCCACATCTTCATTTAATTTATCTATCATTATTTATATAAATATGTTTCGTAATTAGTTTTAAGGGCTACACCTAAGATCTGAAAATAGACAGTTAAGCAAACTAAAACAAAATAAAGTATCAACATGATATTTTAAATACTAAAAAAGAGATGATTCTTATTTCTAATTATATGACAACTATCTTTATTCTTTTTATTAGTTTACCTTTAGTAATTTCTAGACATTTGATAAACAAAGATTCTTTATCAAAGTTTAATTTGAAAATAAATAAAAGCATCACTAATTCCATTATTCTCATGAACGTTTTTATTACAGTAATCATCTTCTTTACTTCGTTTTTTATTCTTAGTCTTAATCAAAACGTAAATAATGTTGCTAATAGTATTAAGATAACTTTATATTTCACTATATATTATTTTTTAAATGTAATCCTCTTATCCTATAGAATGTTTTTAAATAATAAGAAAATTAATATAAAACATTTTGAAGACCATTTTTCACCCTATAGAATTGAAATATACTTGTTTGCTTTAGTAATTAACTTTACAATAATTATATTTAAAAATACATTTACGCAGTCTATGTATAATGCCTTCACCTTTCTTATTATATTTGACACTTTAATTAGTTTAATATTAAAAACTATTAAGAATTATGTAAAAAATGGAGAGGAATGATAATTATGTTAGAAGATATAAAAAAAGCTAAATGGAATTTCATCACGCTTGTTTTGTCTATTATTTCATTTACTATATTAAAAAAAACATCAGATAACTTTGTTATTGAGTTTGGAAAAAAAGTCAAAATTAGCAATCTACTTAGAGACGGATACTTAAGTTCAACAATGCAAATATTAGGTCTTATATTCACCACTATTGTATTACTAGCTATAACCCTTTTTCTTTGTTTTAAGTTCCGCTCTGTGACAAGTATTTTTCAAGGTATAATTGCCATTATCTTAATTATCTCTATTTTAAGTATTAGTATCGTACCCTATTTAGGAACTCTTATTTTACTAGTTAGTATAGTAGCCCTAATATTTTTTATTGCTAATGATATTTAATCATAAAGCTACCAATCACGGTAGCTTTTCTATTGTCTTATCAAATATTTGCCTAATTCTTTGAGCAGTTACGTTAAACATTTTAGCGATATCTTTTAATTCTCTCCCACTAATGATTAGCCAAAATATGGAAAATTCTCTATCTGTGGCAATTAAATTAACTTCATCTATTAGATCATTGATATATTCATGATTTCCTACATTTAAATTCTGTTCTTCAATAGTTACATTGGAATCAAAAGAAAAGAAATCATCAATTGAAGTATCCACAACCTCAATTTCGCTTTGCTCATTATTTTTACGATATTCTATTATATTCGCTTTAACTGTCGCTAAATCATATATCACTAGTCATCACACCCTTATTTTAACTGGATAACGTTACTGCTCCCTTTTTAGTTGTTATGGGCTTTCTCATTTTCATAATTTTTAATATTCTCTGTCTCTCTTGCTCCTTAAAACGTTGCCCTCTCTTATCATTTGTTCTTGTGAATATATCTTCACGAAGTTTATCTATCAATTGGGTTGGTCTAAATCTACCGTTTGAATTCATATAAGTCATAATGGCTGTTTGATCTTGTTTTGAGTATTGACTAATAATTTGTTTAAGAATATTCATATTAACTTTAGATCTATCTTTATACTTTTGTAGATTTTCTTTACTTTCAATAATCCACTCCACAAGTTTATCAATTGGATAAGATACAGTGATGACACCTCTTATATCATCACAAGTCATATGCGATTGATTTAAGTAATACATTTCGTTAATTTGATTTTGAATAAGATTACATTTTCGATTAATAAACTTGGGATTGTACTTAGTTAATAGTTCATATTCTGTAATTTTATTTGATGGACGATAGTATAAAACATGATTGAGCGTTTTTAAGATCATATTTACCTCCACTATATATTAGTAACTAGGAATCTGTTTCTTGTATCCATTGTGATACCTAATGATGTAGCTATATTTTTTAACGCTTTTAACGTATCTATATAGACCTTAAAATGTTCATTTACCTTCTGTGTATCTGTATGGTACATACCTTGTTCTTTTATCTTCTCGTACGCATTATCATTGATACATATTATTTCACAGTACCTTTTTACTAACATGTAATCTAAGTTGGATATAGGTAACTCTTTTAGTAATGGTACAATTCTCAACCACTCTTTTTGTGCTTGTGTGGGTAAATCTTTGGGTACTGGTTTAACGGATATTGGTTCAAATTGAAATAAGCCATTTTCAACCAATTGTGCTTGCTCTAATTCCTCTTTAGTATGATGCCCTGTTTTAACTGCATTCAATTTTCTTGGCCGTCCCATTATTTACACCTCCAAAGCCATTTAAGATTTTTAGTTTCTGGAAATTGGTCACAAAAAAGTTATCGAGCGATTATACGCTTAAATAAAACGTAGGGGGTTGTTTAAGCCCTCCCCTTAAATTCCAAACCTTTATTTCACTTAATTTATTTATGTGTTTATATAGGGCTTTAAAATACCTCTGTGCGTGTGTATAAAACGCCTATAAATAAGCAACGACCAATCTATGTATATAGAAATAATCATTTAACGTATGAACGTTCTCTTACCAATATTAATTGCTATGCTTTAAATTTAATACTTGAATAATTATATGTATATTTCATGCTAGTTAACGCTTTATATGTTGTTCACAGTATCAATAATCTATGAATTAACTCATTTATAGTTTGCTTGTTCACTCTAAGGTTACATAACCTATAACACATGTGTAAGTCCTCCTATGTAACTCGCATTTTAATTTAATGAGTTATATATAAATAAAAAACCATCATTACTAAATATTAGTTCAGCAATGATGGAAAGAAGTAGATCAAACTTTTAATGACAACTTATAATGAACAAGCAAAGTATAATTGAATAGTTTATAAAGTATTCAATAGATACATTTATATCTACATTAATTATACTACAACAATTATATTATATCAACTTTATTTTGTGTTGATAGATATTAATTCAATTTTATTAATTAGGTTGATTGTACTATTATCCATTCCAATTGAAGATACATAACATTGTATTGATTGAATTTCTTTGCTCTTAGCTAACTGAACTAACTTATTTATATTATCTTTATTGTTACTTGGTTGCTTGACTGATATACCAAAACCTAAACTATCTTTACCATTCACAACTAATATATTCTTGTCCTTTGTATTACCAATATAGAAGTTCTTATCATTGTCTAAAACTATATCAGTACCTTCATCATTACTGAACTTCTTAAATGCACCTCTAACTATTGAACCTTGTTTATATGTAACACTTGAGCTTGATAAACCACTAGCATTAGCGTAGTTAATCTTTGAGTTATCATATAAGGGTTTAAATATAACTAACTGCTTTTGTTCATCGTATCCTAAAGCATATTCACCTTCTAATGGGCTAACTATCGTGTAACTCATCTATTTACCTCCTACCACTTTTTATTTCCATTATAGTAATCTTGGTCTGCTTTACGATTAACCATAAATAAACGATCTCTTATATCATTAGCTAATATAGTTGGATCAGTATTTGTATTGAATGGGTCATCAGATAAATCAGCACTTGTTTGAATATTTAAACGCCAATCATCTGGACGAGCTAATGCATTAGATACATAAGTTTGTCTTGTATTTCTACGTTCTAACTCAACCTTATTCTCAGCTAACTCGTTATATACATCTACCAACTCATCAATTTTATGATTAAATTTATCAATAAGCGTTTTGTTATTACTACTTAGATCTTTCACTTCATCATTTAAAGCTTTCTTGAAGCTGTCTACATCGCCTTGATTAATGTTATGTTCTTCATCGTTAGACTGTTCTGTTAATTCCACAATGTCATTTTCAAGTTTATTTTGTTCTTTCTTTAAACTTGCAATCATAGCGAAGTCATTTTCATTTCTGTAATAAGATAATTTATAATCAAACTCTTTTAATTGATCTGTTACTTTTGTTTTTTCTAACTCTACTTGTTTCCTATTTTCAACTTTGGGTTGTATGTATTTATCAAATATTTCAATAGACTTTTCTTTTGTCATTATTTTACACCTCTACATTTTATATTGTTCAAAACTCATTTTAGTACCTGGTATTAATTAATTTAATTATACCATATAACAACTTACAAAGCCAGTTATATCAAGGCTTTTACGTATGTTGTCTATTATTGATTTCATTGTTAAATGATTCGATGGACTGCTGTATATCTTCCGTTTTTACTATGGTATTTATAAAACCAAATTCATTGATCTTACTTTCATATTCAACATTAGGACTAATCACATTTATAATTTCAATCACATCATTAAAATAATTGAGTTCAAAATGATTATGACTTAGATAAATCATTCTCTTTATTTGGCTTAAATCTTTTATTATCTCGTTATCTTTCATTGCTATTAATCTTCCGTTCGCATTCACTATATTAAATTCTTTAATTAGTTCTACTGCACTTTTAAATTCTGGATTCATTTTAATTTCTCCTATTCTTTTTAATATAATTTAAGTAACTTTTAGTTCTAGCTAGTACAAATTCAAAATTACCTGTAGCAATTAATTTATAACTTGATCTATGGTTTTTTTAGGTATATAACTCTCACGCCAAGCGACCCATTGCCCTTTAATATGCTCTATATAAATATCAGATACATGGCTTATTGAACGGAAATAAATCTCGTTAGACACACCAACTATTAAACCAATTTGTTCGGCTTGTTCATCTAAATTGTAATTCTCTTTAACGGCTTGCACTTCTAACAGTCGCCTCCCATTCCTTTTCACTTATTACATCACCACTTTTATTATCACCAATTAATGTACGCAACGGCTCAATATCTATGTTACATTGGTTTGCATAGCTTACTGCTTTATATAAATCATCGTTTCTGTATTCACTTTGACCGTCTATAATACGTTGATATGCACGTTTACCCTCTCCACCTTTGCCACCTCTCACATGATCAAAATTATAATTAGGTAACACTCTTTCTATTGAGTATGATTCTAACGTTTGCTGTGTATAATTACCGTGCTTTGAAAATATACGTTTTTCAAAATCACCTTGATACATTTTAGGTTTTATTCCGTTATGTTTATATTTGCCTTTAAATGTTTGGCTACCTGCTAAAACAAAATAACTATTGTCATGTGCCTTAATATCTACACCAGCCAAATATCCTATTTTTTGACCATATGCAACACCTTCTCGCTTATTAAAAATAATGTGCCTGCCACCACTGGGCGTGGTCTGTACTAATGTATTACGTGCATTCGATACAATTTCCTCATAATATGGTGTATGTTCAATACTTTCAAATCCATTCTCACCGTCAACATGGTTAATATCAATGTCGATACACCATATACCTCGAGTTAATACACCTAGTACATTAGCCCTATGATATTGATTAGAATGATATTCAATAAATTCATCAGTTACATCTTTTTCTGCAAATGACACTGTTGGCTTTTTATGTTGATTTAGTGGTATCACTTCAATATTCTTTTTCAATAATTGTTTCGCTACATGATAACCTGTCATTGAATACCTCCTTTATAGGTAACTGGTAACCCTCGTAACCTATATTTTTTCTAATAGAGCCACTTATAATTTAACTACCTATACACCTACAAGAAATAATGGTTACAAAGGTTACCGCTTGATATATCAACATATTTTAGGTTACAAAGAGAGTTACTAAAGGTTACCGTAACCCTTATTAATCAGAAATTAAGGATAATGCCATATTAAACAATTCGGCATTTTCTACTTTGTGAATTTTTGTATTTACGCCTTCAATTTTTATTTGCTTGTTAATACCGACACCTATCTTTTTCATATCTTGACGAGCTTTTTTATATTTCATATTCTTATAATCCTCCTCTATTAATCTTAGCAATGTATCATCACCGGCATGAATAAAGCCTTGCTTAGATAATACTTTCAACATAACAACTTGTGTCTCAGTCAATTCTTCTTCACTGAAATAATGTTTCAATGTCACATCTTTAAACTTAAAATCTCGCCCAATTTCTTTAAGATATTCTAAACTTGTAATTAAGAATGAAACCGATGCTACTTCAGAATCTTCATCGTTTGGTTGTACAAAATTCCAATATGGTTCAAAAATCTTGTATCTTTCATCATCAGTTTCTCCTATCGGTCTATCTTTAAAAGCTATTTTTATTGTTCTAGTAGTATTAGCTGTAATTTCACCAGTATCCACACTTTCATTTGTATCTAGTATTAATACAGACTTATTTTTAAATGTGAATGCATTACGACCAATGCCACGTCCTGAAATTGTTTCACCAGTTGCTATTTTTCTTAGTATTCTCATCATAGGTTTGGTTATTTCACCTGTTTCATTAGCATGTGCTATATCTGCACCATAGAAATTCATCCATTCGTTAGCTGCTTCAAAACCACCTGAGACAAGTCCATCAAAGTTCACTTTGTTAACGTGTAACAGTTTATTAAATGTAGTTATAAATAAACCTTTACCTGAACGTCCGAAATCTTTAAATAAGAACCATTTTTCGGCTTGAATAAGTTTCATTTTGCGATACATTGTATAAGCATGTACCAGTTTTAAATTATGTTTACTTTTCTCATTATCAGTAACCAAATCATAAAAATCATTTGGCGTTTTGAAATCTAAATCGTTGTAGTTTACGTCATACTTAATAGCGTATAACTCATTATCTTGTGGCTTTTCTTTTGTGAGTTTTAATTTCTTACAGTTATATATGAAATCATTACCAGCAATACTATATGGGTAAATTTTATATTCATGTTCTAATTCAAGATAATCATGGTATAACTCAAGCATGATTTCAAGAAAATCATCAATTTGGTTTTTAGGTTCAATCGGATAACTTAACTTAAAATTAGTATCGTCAATCACTTCATATTGATTATTTTTGACAATAAGGAATTGGTCTAATTGTTTAGAATAGATGACTTTATCAGAAATTAAATCTGCAATAAAACGAGCATAATTATTAAAAGGATCTGGTTTAAAATGTGCTTCTTTTTCGTCTTGATCGTTAGTTTTAACGAAAATTCTTCCGTATACCAGTCCAATTTCTTTAGGTTTTATGGTATAATCTAAAGTAAGATTATTAATATAATCACCTGCAACATCGTCTTTCTTGCGATGATACGCATTACCTTTGTTATCAAAAATTTGTTTATCACTAGAGATAGAAGCGAAATTTATTCGCTTACTTATCTCCTTAATTCTTGATAAATTGTTAGTGATTATATAATCTAAATTTGAATGAAACTCAAAATGCTTTTTGTATAAACTAACTTCGTCCATGTTATCAACCTTTCATTTATGTTATTATTTATTTTGTATTTATTAAATTAAATACTTCTTGCTACGCGTTATCTTTACTTTGGTCGGTTGAAGATGACGCTTTTTCTATGTCTATCAATACCGTATCTAGTTCTTTTAGATACATATTCAACAAATCAATGTGTTGCGTGATGTAGCGACGTTGTTCGTGGTATGAGTACCCGTGTTTCAATATTTCATCTTTCGTTAACATGTGATCACTATCATGCGTAAAATAGCCATCATCAAACCACCCCAATGTTGTTAATGCATCACTAATTTTTTGTTTAATAATGTCTACATCTTCAATTAAACTTTTAGTTTCCCAGTTCATTATTGCTTAACTCCTTTACTAAATGGAATTACATTATTATCTTTTAACGTTGGTACTGGAACGCCGTAATAAGTGCATACATTTTCAAATCTTTTATATTTCTGTTCCCAATTCTTAAATTCTTCTTCAAATTGTCCATACACACTTTCAAATTCAAATTTGAGATCGTCTAATACAATTTGCTCAATAGCCTCTGCACCTTTAATATCATCTTCTTCCCTATATGCTTTAGCCTTTTCAGTTAAATAACCTATCAACTCTGAAAGTCTTTCTGTTTCACCTCTTAACTGAGATACGTTCATAGCTGGTATTGCCATATCATCATATGCTTTTAAAATTTCCGTTATCATCTTATTCATTCTCCCATTCAAAATTATTTTCAATTTGTTGTAATGTCCATTCAATTATTGCCTGTAAATTTTGTTCACGGTCTACTGTTTCAGTCCATTCATTATGACCTTCTTTAAAATGATGTTCATATTCAGTAGATTTGTCATTTGCAACTGAACCTAATGTGTTATAAATACCTTCAATTACTTTTAACTGTTCTTCATTCATCTTTACTCAACCTCCAATAAATTTAATCCGTATGCTGTACCTACAATAAAAATCGCAAACGCAAGATAAATACCAATTGCATATACAAATAACAATGTGATAAGTGATACTAAAGTTACATAAAATATTTGATTTTTCATTGCGTCTCCTCCAATAAACGTTTGATATCTACACGTTTTAAATCGTTGTTCTGAATATCCATTTGGGCAGTAATTTGCTCCATAAATGCATCAACATCAGATTTCTTAAAACGATAAGTACTTCCTACTCTGAAATAGCGCATGCCGTTTTTAATAAGTAATTCATCGATTGTCGGCTTGCTTAAATTCAGATATTCAGATAATTCTTTAAACGTCATAAAATACTTATCACGTGCCAATTCGTCCACACGTTCATTAATCGCCTGTTCTAATAACTCACGTGCTTCATCTTCATCAATGTTAATGTTGAACATAGGTTATGCCTCCTTAAGCCATTTGCTGCTTGTTGTTGTATTTGTCATAAATATGCTTTTTCACTGATAAAGGAAGATTATATTTATCAACAAATACCATGAATTCTACTGTGTCACTTAATACTTGTTGTCTTAACTCCAGCATTTCCTGTGTCATATCTCCCTTTTGAACTATCTTAGGAAAGCCATATACGTTTGATACTGCTTTATTACTAATTGATTGAGCTTTGCAATAATCTTTTTTAGAAATAGCTTTAATACCATTTTTCAAGTTATCCATAGCTTCTTTTTGTTTTTCTTTGTCTAACATTCGGAACATTTCAAAATCTTTAAGTCCTGTAGACTTACGTAATTCAACTAGCACGTCACAAATCCAATCTTGGAAATCTAGAGCTTCAGTTTTGTTAGAACGCATGACGAGTCTATAGATACCTTTTTCATTGATAATAGTTAGTGTTTGTTGACCTCCAAGGGTACTACCTTTTAGAGTATCCTTTACATGTTCAGGTAAATATTTTGTAGCATTGAATGCATCCCTAAAACCTAATACCTTTGCCACATCTCCTGCTACTGCCCAATATTTGTCTTCTTTTTCGATAAACCGAATTTCTTTATCATTGAAAATTTGTTTGATCATTGGTTATGCCTCCTTTAATTCTTTTACTTTAAAAACATCATTAAAATTGATATCCAACTCATCTACAATCAACTTAGCAACACGTGGCGTTACTCTTTTGTTTTTAAATACATAAGTGATAGTTGCAGGTGTGACATCAATTTTTTTAGCAAAATCACTTTTGTTATTACCACTCATTAAAATTAATTCGTAGAGTTTTTTACCATCAGTTAATTCAATCATCTTATTCACCTCTTTTTAATTTCTGGAGATTATTTTTAATCTCTTTAACTCTAATTAAAGAATAATATATATAACCACAAAATGCAAGAGATAATTTTTTATTTCTTCAAGATTGTTTAAATGGTATACTTCAAATGAGGTGAATAAAAATGTTAAGTATAGAAATAAGTGAGAAAATTGGAAATCTATTAAAGGAAGCAAGGAAAGAAAGAAAAATATCTGCTAATAAATTAGTAAAAAAAATAAAATATTCACAAAGTCACATTAGTGGTATTGAAAACGGCTCAAAATTAATACCGTCAAAATCTTTTATAACTAAATACCTTAGAGCAATAACAAACGATAATTTTTCTGAAGTAAATTATTATATAAATGAGATTAATGAAATTGCGAACGGAGAAATAGAATTAGCTACATATATTGATGAATCAACTTCATTAATGGACGCTTTCGTTAATAATTTTGAAAGTGACACATCAAAATTAAATACATTTGTAGAGGAATTGCAAAATGGGGATAATAAAAAGGATTTTTATAACTTTCCCATTAACGATTTGAAATTTCATTTAGTTGATATGAATAATCAAAAATATTTTAATAAGGTGTTACTTTCTTCAGATGACCGTGAACATATAAAGGAATATATCGAAAGTTATATCGAATTAAAATATAAGATTTACTTAAATCAAATTAATGATTTATATTCTAAAAATAAATTAGAAGAAAAAACTTATAAACAAGAGTATTATCAAATAGATCGTATACTAAAATCTATTAAAGGCGATAACTATGGCAACATATGAAAAACGTGGTAACTCATGGCGTTATCGTATTTCTACTGGTAAGAATCCTACCACAGGCAAATATGAATATATCTCTAAATCTGGCTTTAAACGTAAATCAGATGCCAAACATCATGCCGAAATGGTCGAACGTCAATTAAGAAATGGTGAGTATATTGCACCGTCTACATCTACATTTAAACAAGTAGCAGACGATTGGCTAAAACAGTATGCGAATGATGTTAAAGTAAGTAGCGTAAGAGCGCGTGAGAAAGCCATATACCATGCCATAGAGCGTTTTAATACTTATCCAATACAAACCTATCAAGAAACATGATTATCAGCGCATTGTGGACGATATGAGCGCACAGTACAGTAAGAATTATGTTGATAGTATTGTGGCATCTACGAATATGATTTTTAAATATGCTTACGATATGAAGTTAATTAAAGTTTTACCTAGTGAGGGAATTAAGCGACCTAAAAAGAAGCGTACTGTTGAAGAATTAGAGGACACTGAGATACATAAAAAGTTTCTTGAAAAAGATGAATTATTTCAATTCCTAGAGGTTGCTAAAAATAACCATGCACCACTTAATAGCTTTGAAGTATTTACCACACTAGCATATACAGGCATGCGTGCAGGCGAATTGTTGGCGTTGAAGTGGTCTGATATAGACTTTGATAACAATACGATCAGTATTACTAAAACGTATTACAATCCAAATAACAATAAGAAGAAATATCAAATACTCACACCTAAAACTGAAAGTTCTATCGGTAAAATCACGGTAGATGCTAATGTGATGAAGATGTTGCATGACTATAAGATTAATGTACAGGACAATTGGAAAGATGAATTATATGTAGATAATAATTTTGTGTTCACAGATAATAACGGATATCCACTTGTGATTAAGAAATTATCTATGTGGATTCAGTCCATTATGTCACGTACTGATATCAACAAAAACATCTCTACCCACTCGTTCAGACACACACATTGTGCATTACTCATTGAGGCTGGTGTACATATTAAGGAGATACAAGAAAGATTACGCCATAAGGATATCAATACCACAATGAATATCTACGCTAAAATTACAAATTCATACAAAAAAGACGCTTCCCAAAAGTTCAGTCGACTTATGGAAAACGTCTCAAAAGAATTATTTTAA